GCTAAAGCCCATTCGCCTGTCAGATGACGGCGCTGACGACGTGATGGCGTGGCTGTCAGGGCAGGGGCTGCTGTTGGCCAAGCCGAACCCGCAGGGCTGGGCTGGCGTCGTCTGCCCGAACCATGCCGAGCACACCGACGGCAACCCGGAAGGCCGCTATAACCCGGCCATGCGCGCCTACTGCTGCCTGCACTCGCACTGCCTTGAACTGGACTCGCACACGTTCCTTGACTGGGTCGCGGCTAATGGCGGGCCAAAGCACGCGCCAGGCTTGCGTGACGAGCTGCTCGCGCAGGTGATGGACCATACGCTGGCCAAGCTTACGCCGACGGCTGCGTTTCCGGACAAGGGCGCCGAAGTTCTAGCGGAAATCGAGAAGAAGCAGCTAGACCGGGTCGAGAAGGCCGATTGGTATCAACGCTTCGCGTATATACAAGAGGATGACGCCTATTTCGACATGATCGATCGCCGCGAGATCAGTCGAAGCACGTTCAACGCCTTGTTTCGGCACATTGGTTGCTACTCCATTCATAAGGGCAAGACCGCGCGTCGCGTTGAAGCATCTGTCTGTTTTGACGAGAACCGCCAAGCGATGGGCGCGCTGGCGCTCGCTGGCATCACGTACGCGGCCGGCGAGACGGTGCTAGTGTCCAGGCAAGGGCAAGTGTACGGTAACCGCTGGGTGAACCATCGCCCGGCCGTGGGCGCTGCCCGTATGGACGCCCGGCCGTGGCTGGACCATGTCAAGCGCATGATCCCTGACGCCCGCGAGCGCGAACATGTGCTGGACGTGATGGCCTTTAAGCTGCAACACCCCGAGCAGAAGATTAACCACGCCGTGCTGCATATTGGGCACCCTGGCTCGGGCAAAGACACCATGTGGCAGCCGTTCCTGTGGGGCGTCGGTGGCGAGTCGCTGGCCAATGTGGCCATTGTGCGTAATGAAGAGATTACGTCGCAGTGGGGTTACGCGCTTGAGTCCGAGGTCATGGTGTTTGAAGAGCTGCGCCAGTCCGAGGCGAAAGATCGCCGGGCGCTTGAAAACCATTTGAAGCCCATCATCGCAGCGCCGCCGGAGTTCCTGCAGGTCAATCGAAAGGGCTTGCACCCGTATCAGGCGCTGAACCGTATCTTCGTGCTTGCGTTCAGTAACGAGCGCGTGCCGCTGTCGCTGCCATCGGATGACCGTCGATGGTTCGTGACATTCTCCGAGGCGGAGCGCATGACCGAGGCCGAGGGTCAGTCGATATGGACCTGGTACCGGTCCGGCGGCCTGGCAGCCGCGTGCCAGTGGCTCTACGCGCGCGACGTGTCCGCGTTCAACCCAAGTGCCGCGCCGCCGCTGACTGAGGCGAAGCTGATCATGGTCGAGCAAGGCCGGTCGACAGCCGAATCCTATCTGGTCGAAATGATGCAAGCCCGACTAGGTGAATTTTCATCCGGCGTGGTGGGCGGCCCGTTTTATTCGCTTTGCGACAGGCTGTCCGGTGGCGCGCCGGCTGGCGTGCGCATCCCGCAGGCGGCGCTGCTGCATGCGTTCAGGGAAGCCGGCTGGGTCGACATGGGGCGCATCAATACCCGCGAACACGCAACGAAAAAACACATATTCTGCGCGCCAGCGCTGGCCGGCACGTCAAAATCAGAGCTTAGGCGCATGGTCGAACAAGTGCCGGCACCCGCGGCCGTGCGGCTGGTCAAATAGGGCAACAAAAAGCCCCGGTATCGGCCAACTGGCCAGATACCGGGGCGAAGGCCGCAGGGGATAGGCGGCCAAGCGTGAAACGCAATCCCACCGGCTGGAGAGAGGCCGGCGCTATAATCCTAACAGAATGGCCAGCGCCGTAGCAATTAAGAGCCCGAGAAGCGCAAACATGCACCCTCCTCGATTTGCTGGACAATTCCATCGGCCAAGTATTCCGACAAATCTACAGCGCCCAAATAGGCGTGGCAGAGCCACGCACTAGCTGTCAGCCCAACTGTCGGGTCAGCGGGCGAATAGTCCACGAAGCATTCGAGCGTTAGCGTGCCATCTGTCCACGTGAAGGACTCAAGGTATGCCGGGCAAGCGGGTGTGTGCAGCGCGGATTGATTGAGTGTTCCCATCATCAAACCCTTTCAAAATGCAATTTGTCAGCGCGGACAAGATTCGACGTTAAGACTTTCGGCGGAAATGGGCATCCGCGCGGCCATTCGACTAACGCAAAATCAAGGCCTTTACTGATTGGCTCAAGCCGGATGATGCGTCCCTTGTGCCCTTGTTCCATTAGCTGGCCGGTCGCACGCAGAAATGAGCGCGAATAAAGTACTGTGTCGCCGATTTTAAACATTTTCGACCACCTCCACATATTGCTGGCCATCCCATATTTGCAGGTATTCAATTTTAGGGCTCGGCGTACTGCGCGCCGCTTGACGCATGGCGTCGACGTGATCTTTGGCGCCAATCATCACCCAGCCATACCGGCCGCGTAGACGGTAACTTGTCAGGCCTTGAGCGGCCAATGGCTTATTGTGAAACATGATCCGCCCCCATCATTTTGTCCAGAATGTAAAGCGCTTGTTCGATGGCACGCGCTGCGTCGTCGTCATCCGTACGGATAGCCAGTAACAGGCAATAAAGGTTCTGCAATTCAGACATAATCCCTCCCCTTGATTTGAACGAATCCGCCGGTGTCTCGACGGGCTTTCCCTTTGGCATAGAGCGCCACTACCACGCGCTCGGGCTCGATGTGACGAACGTCCGTGTCGTCGCCGTCAACTACCGGCCAACCGCGGAACTCGGCCGGTATATCGGACTGGCGCTGAAAGACGACGGCCGTGCGTTTATTGGCCGGATTTGTCAGGCCTTTGATTGATATTGGTTTGGGTGTAATGGCCGAGAACAAATACGTCAGATCGTAATTGTTGGCCGTTTTCCCGGCCAGGTTGCGGCTTGGGTGTTTTGTGTAATCGTAGAATTGCACGTCAGCGAATATCTGGAAGATAGTGCGTCCGTCGATCAGGATGTTTTCAAACGTAATATCGCTTGTTCCGTTTGGCCGCACTAATGGCGTCAACCCAAGTTTTTCCGCCCGGCGTGCGTGCGTCCATACGTCCGCGCACATGGACAGCATGAACGCGCGCTGATTCTCGCGGAAAAAGGCTGTTTTGGCCGCGCGCGCTTGCTGCACGGCATTGAATGCGCCGCGCCCGGCGGACTTTAGACAGCCGTCGAAACAGCCGGCCATCTGCGCAAACGGGCAAAGCTTTTCATCCGGTACCAAATAACATATGGCCGTCAAATAGCCGATCTTTTCGCCCTTGATCGTTTTTGCACTGGATTCGCCCAATATCGGCCGGTACGGCAGGCCTTCAGCGTGCAGTTGGGCTTTGAATGGGTTTTTCATGCGATCCCCCTAAAGATGGCAGCGACGGCCAGCAAAGCCGCGCAAGTTTCAGCGCCATTGAAAGCGCCGGCCATGTATCCGGCGAGAAATAGCGCCGCGCATGCAGCGCCGATCGTATAGGTAATCTTGTCCATCATGCGACCCGCATAACGTAGTGCTCTTGCATCGGCGCGGACAAATCGGCCGATTCGCCGATCAGTAACTGCGACACTGTATAAATATCCTCTTCCGAATAGCCATTATCACGGGTGAAGAAATCCGAGCCGTGCACTTCCGTTATGCCCTTGTCTGCATTCCAATAGCAGACAAAGCGCTCATGCTTATAAAACTGCATGGATAATTCTTGATCTTTCAAAAACGCAATTTCTTCATCGGTTAGACCATATTCGGCCTTTGGGTCGACGACAAAAAAACGGCCGCACGGCGATTCGTACGGATAGACGATGACGTTATCGCCGCAGCGTACGCCCTTGCACGGCATGCCATTTTCGTCGATTGTGTCAATGTATCTGTTCATCGCTTGTCCCTTTCGAGGTTGTCGGCGCCGCTTTGTGCGTCGCTCTGTAAAGCATTGTAGTACAGATTCAAGGTATGTCAAACATTCTTTTGCATACCCGAACAAAATAGTCGGGCTTTGGAATTGTCGGCAATGCACGTCGAAATGCACGTCATGAAAATGGACGAAATGACGTGCGCGAAAACGTAGCAATGGCGCGGGTTTTGACGTTTTGTCGGCAATTGTGGCTATTATTTTTACTGAATCTTAAGAACATTATTTTTGTTATATATCTGCTAACAGATTTTGTTTAGGCGAGCGCTGTCACGTTCTGGCGCTAAAAAAAAACGATTGCCGACATTGCCGACATTGCCTACATACAAAAAAGGCAACGCCAAAAAACGGCGGCCTTTTCAGCCCTGTGAAACATGTTTCACGCCCGCCCGCCGCATATCCGCCGGCCGGTTTTTGTCGGCAATTTAAAATTGCCTTCATGCCAGGTTGATAACCTTATGTGTAAAAGCCCTGCAAGAAATAGGTTTTCGTGGAACATAGTGCTGTAAGTTTCACGTAAGCCACACTGCTGCCAGGGTTTTTGCTTTCCGCGCCAGGCGGGGGTGGAGGGCCCCCGCGCAGCCGTGATGGCAACGGAGGGTCCACAAGAAATTTTTTTTATTTTTAGAATCTAGGTGCCACCCGCAAAATTTTTTTTGCTACTATCCGAACATGTTTAAGTCAATACCATTTGCGCCCCGCAAGATTGAAGCGACGGAGTCGCGTCTTCAGGCGATTTATGACGCGGCTGCGTTGGGGTTAAAAGGCGACGCGTTGGCGCTCGCGGCCGGCATGCTGCCAATTGAGTACCGGCAGCTTTGTGAGTTTGACCCGGTAGCGGCGATGGCTGAGCAAAAGGGACGCGCGGACTCGGAGCTAGAGGCTGCCAACCATTTGCGACAGGCGGCTCGGGCGGGCGACGCCAAGGCGGCGCTGGCGATCTTGCAGCACGCGCACGGCTGGACGGCCAAGCAGGAGATCAGCATCGACGTGTATCAGAAGATCAGCATCACGCAGGCGCTGCAGCAAGCGCAGGAGCGCGTCATCGACGGGCTGATCACGGAACAGCAACCGGAGTATCTGGAAAATGCCAAAGAACAAACTCGCGCCCGCGTCGGCTAACAACCTGATCGGGTTGGCGCCGTACGGCATGCGTTACGCCGGCGAGTCCGGTCTGGACGAGCTGGTGCTGCCCAAGGGCAAGGGCTTCATGGGTGTTATCCCGACCGCCACTGGCGACAAAATGACTGAGCTGTCATCGGCGTTTGACTACAACGGCAAGCTGGTGTCGCACCCGCTAATTGTGCCGACGTTGACCAAGGACGAGCTGAACCTGCTCAAGAACCTGAAAGATGACGAGCAGATTCCCGAGGGGATTTACCGCAAAGCGCAGGCGCACGCCATCTTGCGACTGGAGCAGGGCTTGAGCCCATTTGCTGGTCCGACCGAATTGCGTTACCCGCAGCCGAAGGATTGACAGATGACTATTCTCCTGTACATGGCCGCGCTGTGGGTGGTGGCGATATTGATTGACGTGGTCCTCGACTGATGGCTCAGCTACCCATCTATAAGTACGACGAAGAGCAGCTGCTGATGGCCAAGCTCTGGGCGCCGGCGATTGCCGACGACCCGGAGGCGTTCGTGCTGTTTGCGTTCCCATGGGGGCAGCCCAACACACCGCTGGCCAGATTTAAGGGGCCGCGCATGTGGCAGCGAAAGGCGCTGCGCAAAATCACCCAGCACATCAAGGAAAACCGTGGGCAGGTCGACATGAGCGCGCTGCGCATGGCGATCGCATCTGGCCGCGGGATTGGTAAGTCGGCGCTGGTCAGCTGGCTGATCCTGTGGATGTTGACAACCCGCATCGGCGCGTCGGTTATCGTGTCGGCCAACAGTGAGTCCCAGCTTCGGTCGGTGACTTGGGGCGAGCTGACCAAGTGGCAAGCGATGGTGATCAACAATCACTGGTGGGAGATCAGCGCAACTAAGCTGGTGCCGGCCAAGTGGATCACCGAGCTGGTCGAGCGCGACCTGAAGAAGGGCACGCGTTACTGGGGCGCGGAGGGTAAGCTGTGGTCGGAAGAAAACCCCGACGCGTACGCCGGTGTGCACAACCACGACGGCATGATGCTGATCTTCGACGAAGCGTCGGGTATCCCGGACGCCATCTGGTCGGTCGGCGCGGGCTTCTTTACGGAACCGATACTGGACAGGTATTGGTTTGCGTTTTCCAACCCGCGGCGCAACCAAGGGTACTTTTACGAGTGTTTCCATGCCAAGCGCGATTTCTGGAACACAGAGAACATTGACTCGCGCACGGTCGAGGACACGGACAAGGCAGTCTATGAGCAGATCATTGCGGAATATGGCGAGGATTCGCCGCAGGCTAGGGTTGAGGTCTACGGTGAGTTTCCATCGGCTGGCGACGATCAGTTCATTGGTGCGCGGCTTGTCGACGACGCGATACAGCGCGAGTCGTACAAGGATGCTGAGGCGCCGGTTGTTATCGGAGTTGACCCGGCACGCGGCGGCGTGGACGCAACAGTCATCGTCGTCAGGCAAGGCCGCGACCTGGTAGCCATCAAGCGCTACCACGGCGAGGACACCATGACGACCGTCGGCCGAGTGATTGACGCGATTGAAGAATAC